TTATAGATGAAAGAGATCATATAGGTGGTAACGCTTATGATTATGTAAATAATAAAGGCATTAGAATACACAAATATGGTCCACATTTATTTCATACAAACAATGAAAAAGTATATAATTGGGTTACTCAATTTGATAAATGGGTGCCATATAAACATAAAGTCAAAGCACAACTTAACGATGGCAGATACGTAACATTACCAGTTAATAAAGAAACAAAGGATATTGTAGGTCATGAAAATATTGTTAGTACTTTTTATGCACCATATACATATAAGATGTGGGGTAAAACAATAGAGGAATTAGATCCATCTATTATGAAAAGAGTAGCAGTTCGTGATGACGATAACGAATATTACTTTCCAAATGATGAATATCAAATACTGCCTGAAAATGGTTATACTGCAGTATTTGAAGAAATATTAGATCATAAAAATATTAAAGTAGATTTATCTGTACAATTTGATAGAAATATGGAAAAAGATTTTGATCATATATTTAATGCTATGCCAATTGATGATTATTTTAATTATGTCTATGGCGCCTTACCATATCGTTCAATTAAGTTTCATCACGTGAATATACCTATGACAAAGGTGTTACCAACAGGTACAGTTAATTTTACTCATGACGGACCTTATACAAGAGTTACCGAGTGGAAGAACCTACCATGCCATGGTATAAATAATCAGTATACAACACTCACTTATGAAGAACCATGTGATTATCTGGTTAACAATCAAGAAAGATATTATCCAGTAAAAGACATTGACGGTAATAATCGAATAAAATACGAGCAATATAAAAAACTAATTCGTTCGAACATGACGTTCATAGGTCGATGCGGCATGTATGTGTACGTTGACATGCATCAAGCAATTAATTCAGCACTAGCTATATCTGATAAATTTATGGAGAAAAATACATGAAAGTAGCAATTACAGGATCAAGAGGCTTTATTGGAAGTCACCTTAAGAANAGACTTGAGTCAGAAGGACATGAAATAATCGAATGGGATCTAAAACAAGAACCATCTAGATGTATAAAAGATTTTACACCTGATGAAGTTAGTTATTGCATACATCTTGCAGCATATGCTGATGTGAGAAGAAGCATAGCAGAACCAGAGGTTTACTGGAAAAATAATGTAGAAAATACTAAAAGAGTACAAAATATATGCGCTCATAATAATATACCATTATTGTATGCATCATCTTCTTGTATTCACAATTGGTGGCTATCACCATACGGCGTTTCTAAAAAAGTAAATGAAGAAACTGCTCATCATAAACAAGTTGGTTTAAGATTCACTACAGTTTACGGTGATGGTGCTAGAGAGTCAATGCTAATTGGTAAACTCATTGATGGAACAGTTGCTTATCTTACAAAACATATAAGAGACTTTGTGCATGTTAGTGATGTAGTTGATGCAATACTTATTCTTATGAGTAAAAACATTGATACTTTAAAGCCTGCTTATGATATAGGCACAGGCAAAGGAAATATTGTAGAAGATCTTGGCATTCTTGCTGGTTGGGAAGGCATCGAAGTAAAAAACGGTGATGCTTGTGAAGCGCATGATAATACTGCTGATATAACAGAAATGAAAGCACTAGGATGGAATCCTAAAATTGATGTTAAAGACTATCTTATTACTAAAACGACTCCTTGCTAATGAAATTTGCCAGTATAATACCACTAATAGGTGGTGGAACAATTGCAATGCAAAATGTATTGCAAAAAAAACCAGAGTACTTATTAAGTTATGATGATTTTAAAGAAAACGATAATCACTTGGTACAATATTACAAAGGACAAGTTCCCTATCATCTTTATGGAGATAATGGGGTACCTAATTTACCTAATGTTGAGGTTATTAATACCGTTTGCCCATGTGCTGGTCTTAGCAGTCTTAGTCCTTCAGCTAGCAGCGATGCTGCTGCTAACGATTGGATGCTTACCACTTCTAATCTTGTCTTGGGCACACTCAAACCTCAAGTATTCTGGGGAGAGAACGCACCAGGACTCGCTTCGAATATTGGAAAACCAGTTGTCTCAAAACTCAGAAAAATTGCAGAAAAGTTTGGTTACACTTTCTCAATTTATAAAACAAAATCTATCCTTCATGGACTAGGTCAAGTAAGAAATAGAACTTTTTATTTTTTTTGGAAAGGCGATAAAATACCACAGTTTGAATATATAAAAAGAGAACATGAAAAGATTGATGAAACTATTAGAGCCGTTAAAAGAAGATCTGATGATTCAATGAATGTTCTTACTAATAAATCAACACCTTCACACAACCCATTTTATAGATACGTTTTAGAAGAAATGTGTGGAGGCATTGGTCATAAAGATTTTGTTGAAAAAAAGATAACAAGATCTCAAAATGCAATGGACTATATTGAGTGGAATGGCCAAAACTATAAAAACGTATCAAAATGGATGGACGAAAAAGGTTTTGATAAACTTGCTGAAAGATGTAGAATAATACATGATAAGCTAGCTAAAGGTGGAAACATTATGAGAAAGCTTGTCCACTTTCCTAAAGAAACTATTGGTGCATTTGTTGGTCATTTACCTAATAATCTTACTCATCCAGATGAAGATAGGTTTTTGACTATAAGAGAATGTATGTCAATAATGAAATTGCCTGAAGACTTTACGTTACAAGGTGGACTAAAAAATTTAAATCATATATGCCAAAATGTGCCTGTTACTACAGCTGAAGATATGGCTGAGCACGTAAAGAAGTTTGTTGATGGTAGATTGGATAACCAATTGCTAGATACAAATTTTTTAATTCAAGATAATACAAATAAAAGGTTAAATTTTGAAAAAAACAGTGTACATTTAGATGCTTTTATGGTATAATAATACTATTATATGTAGGAGAAATGAATGTCAATAATGGATAAACTTAAGAAGAATAGCAAATCTGATTTTACGTCAGTGCTTGCTGATTCTAAATTTTTTAATGATAAAGATATGGTACCAACAGATGTACCTATGATAAACGTAGCCTTGTCTGGCTCAATGGACGGTGGTTTAGCACCTGGACTTACAGTATTAGCTGGTCCTTCTAAACATTTTAAAACTTCATTTGCATTAATTATGGCAGCAGCATTCTTAAAAAAGTATGACGATGCTGTGTTATTGTTTTATGATTCAGAGTTTGGTTCACCTTCATCATACTTTGAAAATTATGGTATTGATACAAGTAGAGTATTACATACACCTATTACCAATGTTGAAGAACTTAAATTTGATATGGTAGGTCAACTTGAAGGTTTAGATAGAAACGATAAGGTTGTAATAATTATTGATTCAGTTGGTAACTTAGCATCTAAAAAAGAATTAGATGATGCTATAAACGAAAAATCAGTTGCCGATATGTCAAGAGCTAAAGCACTTAAGGGTTTGTTTAGAATGACTACTCCATATCTAAACATGAAAAATATACCTTTAATTGCAGTAAATCATACTTATCAAGAAATTGGTTTATTTCCAAAAGCTGTAGTTTCAGGTGGTACAGGCATTTATTATAGTGCTGATAATATATGGATATTAGGCCGTCAACAGGACAAAGTTGGTACTGAAATTAAAGGTTACCACTTTGTGATTAATGTGGAGAAATCAAGATATGTTAAAGAAAAGTCTAAAATTCCTATTTCTGTTAGTTGGGACGGTGGTGTGCAGCATTACTCTGGTTTGCTTGACGCTGCTTTGTCTGGTAATTATGTTTCTAAGCCCAGCGTTGGTTGGTACTGTAGGGTTGATAAATCTACTGGAGAATTGGTGGACCCAAAGGTTCGAGAAAAAGATACATTAACTAAAGAGTTTTGGAAACCTATTATAGAAGATACTGATTTTAAACAGTATTTAATGAATAAGTACTCAATAGTAAATAAATCTGCAATGGTAGACGAAGAAGTAGAATAAAATGAAACTAAATATTAATGATATTGGCGGTGAAATCGTAAAAGACAATGATACATATCTTCTTAAAGATAACACAACTTTAAAAAATCTAGTACTAAGTAGTACTAGATTACATCCATTAAAATCAACCACTGGTCATAAACATGACGGTCAAGAAGAAGTTTACTTTTTTGTTGACGGTATTGGTAAGATGTATTTAGATGATGTACCACAAGATGTTGCTGCAGGTGATATTGTGTTAATTGAAGATGGTGTACATCATAGAGTATTAAATACTCACCGAAAAAAACCATTAATCTTTAATTGTATATTTGAAGGAAAAAGGAATCACTAATGGAAGAAGGTACGCATTACGAAATTATTCCAGATAGAAAAGATGAGCAATCTTGGAATGTAAGAATTCTTAAAGGTGTGTTTACTGAAACAGTTCTTAAATATGGAACAGTTAGGTTTAATGAAATACCAAAGAACATGTCATTTGATTTTACAATAGTATACACTCCTGATACAGAACTCAAGGTGAGTGATGCAAATTTACAAGACTTTGCAGGGTTTATGCTTGAAAAAATAATGGCTAAAGGAATGGAAGAAGGCAGTGTTATAACAAAGGAAATAAAAAATGGAAAAAATGAATAAAACTGATAGATTAGTATCGTTAATGGATGAAATTTCAATAGCAAAAAGTAAATTACTACCAGAAGATACTGGTCATATCCACACATCGATCAGCTACTTAGAAAGTAGAGTTGATGAATTAAAAAATGAAATAGATAACGATTTGAGAAAAGTTGCATATGCCCACTAATCTAGAACAAACTATATTACGAAATCTTCTTACTGATGAAGACTACATGCGCAAAGTATTGCCTTTTATAAAACCTGATTATTTTCAAGGTATCTATAAAGTTTTATTTAATGAAGCAGGTATATTTGTATCTAAATACAATAAGTTGCCAAACGCAGAATCATTTAAGATCGAACTCGATCAATCAGAAAAATTAAGTGAAGAGCAATACGGTATGGCGGTAGATATTGTACCACAGCTATTTAATAAAAATGATGTAGACGAACAATGGTTACTTGATACTACTGAAAAGTGGTGTCAAGATAGAGCAATATATAATGCTATTATGGAATCAATATCAATTATTGATGGTAAGCATGAACAATTAACTAAAGGCGCTTTGCCTGATCTATTAAGTAAAGCACTTGGTGTTGGCTTTGATCTTAAAGTTGGTCATGACTATACAGAAAATGTAGAAGAAAGATATGATTTCTATCATACAACAGAAGACAGACTACCATTCGATTTGGAATACTTTAACACAATCACTAAAGGTGGTGTTCCACGTAAAACTCTTAATATTGCTCTTGCTGGTACTGGTGTTGGTAAGTCTCTTTTTATGTGTCACGTTGCTGCCGCATCTTTAGTTCAAGGCCGTAACGTATTATATATTACAATGGAAATGGCTGAAGAAAGAATTGCAGAAAGAATCGATGCCAACTTATTAAATTGTCCTATTGATAAGCTTGATAAATTATCAAAAGATCAGTTTACTACAAAAGTAAATGACATCGCACGTAAAACAACTGGTAAATTAATTATAAAAGAATATCCTACTGGTTCTGCGCATTCAGGTCATTTTAGAGCATTACTTAATGAACTTAAATTAAAAAGACAATTTGAACCAGATCTTATCTTTATTGATTATCTTAATATATGTTCAAGTTCTAGAATGAAAGCAATGGGAGGATCAATCAATTCATACACTTACATTAAAGCAATTGCTGAAGAATTACGTGGCCTTGCGGTCGAATTTAACGTACCGGTCTTTTCTGCAACGCAAACGACTCGTTCTGGTTTTAGTAACTCGGATGTTGGGCTTGAAGATACAAGTGAGTCTTTTGGATTACCCGCAACGGCCGATCTAATGTTTGCATTAATATCTACTGAAGAACTTGATAAACAAGGTCAGTTTATGGTTAAGCAATTAAAGAATAGATATAATGATCCAACTGCGCATAAAAGATTTGTAATTGGCGTTGATCGTAGTAAAATGCGTTTATACGATGTAGAAGAAACTGAACAAACATTAACAGATGACACACCAGTTTTTGATAAAACCACTGCTGGTCAAAGATTTAAGGATTTTAAACTATGATAAAAAAACTTACCTATGCATTCTTTATATTTTGGATTCTTATGGCCGCCTTTATGTTCTGGCCTCATGATTCATCAGCAGGAGAGTGGAATGAAAAACCAGTCATGTGTGAACAAAAAGATGTAGCACTTAAAGCGATAAAAGATAAAGGTGAGATTCCATTGATTACCGCTATACAGAGCACTAAAGTTCGTGATACAGATGGGTTAAGCGATGTACCAGCACACGTACCATTACAAATATTTGTTAATATAAAAACAAAAACATTCAGCATATTGGAATTTCATCCATCGTACAACAGCATATGCATCATTGGATACGGCGATGACTGGACAATGTTAGGAGAAAAAAGTTAATGGAAATGAAAGCAAAGTTAATTTCATACAGTAAACCATCTGAATTTAAAACTTATGATGAGTATATTGATCCTCCAAGAGGGTGTGAAGATCTTATAGCATACTGTGCAAGAGTTTCTAATCCATCAGGACAATCCAGTAATGCTACTAATGCTAAGTTATTAAACTATTTAATTAAGCATCAGCACTGGTCACCATTCGAGATGGCAAGTGCTTGTATTGAGATTAATACTACAAGAGATATTGCAAGACAGATACTAAGACATCGAAGTTTTAGCTTTCAAGAATTTAGTCAAAGATACGCTGATCCGCTTAAAGAATTAGATATTAGAGTAACTACCGAGTGCAGATTACAAGATGATAAGAACAGACAAAATAGCATTGAAATTATCGACAGTGACGAGAGAGCTGCATTATCATTAGAGTGGATGAAGGCACAGAGTGAAGTGGTAATTGCTGCAAAGAGAGCTTATCAGTTTGCAATTGATAACGGTATCGCTAAAGAACTTGCACGTAAAGTATTACCTGAAGGTTTAACATCATCAAGGCTATATATGAATGGAACAATAAGAAGTTGGATTCACTTTATAGAACTACGCTCAAGTAATGGCACACAAAAAGAATGCATGGAAGTTGCTAAGGCATGCGCTGAGGCGATATCAAAAATATTCCCAATGATAGGAGACATATGTGAATAAGTATACTCAAGATATGACAGGAACTGGCGATTATATAACCTTACCAACT